GGGAGGTTTTATGACTTCTGTATGGGTACTGCTTATGATTATACTGACACCAGTATCAGGAATCAGTTCCACCACACTACTCAACACATTTGATTCAAAGGAAGAGTGTGTAATAGAAAAAGAAAGAATATCTGGAGATATGTCAAAATCATACCCAGGAGACAAGACCTTTGGAATTGAATGTAGGGAAACTCACCCCGCCCAGATCACTAGATTAGAGATTGAGGATATTGCGAAAACTTTCGCCAGAGAAAGGTTCCCCAAAGCAACCCCCCTGCAAGTTGGTATAATGAGTGCGGATCATATCAAAAACGTCCACGGTGATTCATCCATTATCTCACTTGAGCTTTATATTGAATATGGAAAAACCCCGAAAAAAGCAGAATCATTCTCCCTTTTTATCAAGGATAAAGGGGTGATGGGGTGGATCGACGAAGGACCAGTAGAGGTGGAGGACGCGGAATCGAACTCAACAAAGGATCAAGCATAGTATGTCCATTCCAGGAGTTCCACACACCCCAGCAAATCCCAATGGGATGCACCCGAACAAATTCATATTGTCATTTACAGCACTTCCGACAATAGAATACTGGGCGCTTTCTGTCAATGTACCTGGGCTCTCGGGTGGAGAAGTGCTACGTTCAACCCCCTTTATTGATCTATTCGTTCCTGGAGAGAAGTTGCAAATCAATCCCCTCTCAATCACATTTATCGTTGATGAGGACTTAAGGGGGTGGATGGAAATTTATCAGTGGCTACGAGATTTGACATTTCCAAAGGATTTCTCTGAATACGGAAAACTTCCCAACCGCCCGGGTGTGTTTCATGCCACACTTCCCCAATACTCCGATGCAACATTACTGATACTCGATTCAAAACAAAACCCGCATATTCGTATCAAACTTCAAAACTGCTTTCCTACTTCACTTACCGACATCCTATTATCGTCCACTTCCGCTCCAGAAGAACCAATAACAGCAGATGCGACATTTCGCTTTGATCTCTACGAAATAGAGATTTTGTGATTGACTCTTAGTTTTCAGTATGTTATAATGTCTCAAATGAACAACACCAATGTTTCTCCAACATCACAAGTGGAAGCACTCCTTGAGGAATGGAAGAAGGATGTCCAGATCGACAGAACATCTCCTGCTGATGATGTAAGAAAGATCGGTCTCCTTCATTCGAAATATCTCAATATCCTCTCGACTCATCGACGCGCCCTCAAGGAAAATGAGCGAAAAGCCATCAAGTTTCGACGATTGAAGTACGAATATTACATGGGTCGGCTCGACTCTCCGACGCTCGAAAAGTATAAATGGGAACCCTTCCCCTATACTCTCAAAACGGGTGATCTCACCACGTACATGGAGAGTGACACAGAGTTATTGAATGCTAAAGCAGTCCTAGCGAACCATGAAGAAATCATCTCCGTCTGTGAATCTATTATGAAGGAATTGAATAATCGCACCTGGCAGATGAAAGAGATTTGTGGGTGGGAAAAATTCATCTCAGGTGTACACTAACATGCCTGATATACTGATAAGCAAAAAAAATGAAGCATTTCTTTTTTTCTCTTGCAGTGATGGTATTGCACAGGAGTTGTCCGAGTATTTTGCGTTTTTTGTCCCAGGACATCAGTTCATGCCCCTTTTCAAAAGTGGTATGTGGGATGGAAAAATATATCTTGCTAATCTTCGGACTCGTACTCTCCCTTTTGGTATTGTCGATTATCTCGAACAATTTGCAGCGGATCGTCAATACACTCTTTCTATCGATGATGCCGTTCGCTTAACCACCAACTTCTCGATTGCTGAAGCTAAGAAGTTCGCCGACTCACTCAAACTACCTCATATCCCATACGATCATCAGATTGAAGCGTTCGCCAAGAGCATTCGCAAACGTCGTATTCTTGTTGTCAGTCCAACAGCATCCGGTAAATCTCTCCTCATGTATCTCATTGTTCGATTTCTACAACTCAGTCATAAGCGGGGACTCATCATTGTTCCTAACACAGGACTGGTAGAGCAGTTGTTCGGAGACTTCAAAGACTATGGTTGGGATTCGGACAAATTTGTACACCGACTGTATGAAGGAAAAGACAAGAAAACCAGTAACTTCCTCACGATTTCGACCTGGCAATCTCTCCATCTCCAACCCAGTGACTACATGCACCAATTTGACTTTGTAATTGGGGATGAAGCACACGGATTCAAAGCAAAATCACTGAATGGTATTATGTCAAATCTCATTAACGCGGATGTTCGAATTGGAACAACGGGAACGCTGGATGGGACAAAAACACACCAATTAGTGATTGAGGGACACTTTGGACCAAAATACGTTGCAGCGACAACAAAAGGTCTAATGGATGAGAGGAAGCTTGCAGAACTCAAGATCAATTGTTTGATATTGAAATACCCCGAAGAAGTTTGCAGAGAGCACAAGAAGGACGACTATAAAGAAGAGTATGACTTTGCCGTGAAGTATGCACCACGGAATATGTTCGTTCGGAATCTTGCACTATCATTGGTTGGCAACACTCTCATCCTGTTTAAGCTTGTCGAAAGCCACGGAAAACCGATGTTCGAGGATATTCGTGACCATGTGACTGAGGGAAGACCTGTATTTTTTGTGCATGGGGGAGTTGAGGCATTAGAACGTGAAGAAGTCCGAAAGATTACCGAGGGAAGTACAAACGCGATTGTTGTAGCGTCATATGGTACATTCAGCACGGGTATCAACATCAGAAATCTCCATAACATCATCTTTGCGTCCCCCTCGAAGTCACGTATTCGAAACTTACAATCCATCGGACGGGGTCTGAGGAATGCAGAGGGAAAAACACACGTAACATTGTTTGATATTGTCGATGATTTGCGAATTGGAAAACACGAAAATTTACTCCTCCAACATTTCAAGTTCCGCGCTACATTGTATAACTCTGAAAAATACAATTTCAAACAATACATAATAGAATTGGGGTCACATGGATGAAACAAAGAGTGAGACGTTCAGAATAATTAAAATGATCCGCATGAGAACAGGGGAACTTATTATCACAGAGCTTCAGATGGGGAAAAACGCGGAAGACCCAGTGTCCTTTGTTACCCCCGCTCACATCGTAGTGGAACGAGGACCCACGAGGACTGTCATGATGAGATTAGTACCATGGGTGCCCTTCGAACTCCTTTCAGATACTCGAACCTCTATCAAGGAGTGTGAAATTTCCGGCTTTCTTAATGCCTCTCCTGAATGTGTGAAACTATATATGACGTGGGCCGACATAGAAATAGACAATCTAAAGACCTTTGGAAGTGATTTTCGAGAACGTCTTAGATATATTGAGAAAATAGAGGAGCGCAACTACAAATCCTTCAAAGAAGAACAACTGAAGAATAAAACCTCAACTAAGGATAACGTGTCGGATTCAATTATTCAGTTTTTTGAAACCAATGAAAACTGGGGAAATTCGAATACTGCACATTAAAGGAGATTATGTCATCAACACATTACGTCAATAATTCCGACCTTCTAAATGCACTCATTAAACACCGTAAAGAAATCACAAAGGCAAAAAAGGAAAAGCGAACACCCCCCTGTTTGAGTGATTATATTGGGTTGTGCTTCTTCAAGATAGCCGAACACCTGAGTCGTAAAGCGAACTTCTCGTCCTATACATTCAGAGAGGATATGATCTCCGATGCGGTGGAGAATTGCATTCAGTATGTTCATAACTTTAATCCCAGTATTTCTAGAAATCCATTCGGTTACTTTACTAAGATCATCTACTGGGCATTTCTCCGACGAATCAGCCGCGAAAAAACACAACTCTACGTGAAGTACAAAGCTACTGAGCAACTAGGACTCCTCCAACATTCCAATATGCACGAAACTGACGAGGTGCGCCCATTTCAGGTATATGAGAATATCTCAGACTTCATCCACACATTCGAGGCAAAGCGGGAAGCTAAGAGCCGTAAGAAAGTGAAAGTGAAAATGAGCAGCACTTACGGAACACTCAGATTTATAGGAGACTTGTAGTGAACCAGTTTCCATCTCAGTCTCGCACCAATCGACTGGCAGCAATTTTGGAGGATTATACATGCTAGTGGCCTTAATTTCCGACAGTCATTTTGGGGCTCGCGGTGATGATCCGAACGTCAACGAGTACTTTCATAAATTCTATCGGGAGATATTCTTCCCATACCTTGAGACGCATTCCATCAAGACTGTGGTGCATCTAGGTGACGTGGTGGATCGACGTAAGTTCATCAACTATGCAACGTGGAATTCCTGGCGCAAGAACTTCTTCGATGTACTACTCGGTCGCAACATCGACGTGCATATGCTGACAGGGAACCACGACTGTTACTATCGAAATACGAACGAAGTCAATGCTCTGGGTGAATTGTGTGGAGGCTACCCTAATATCGCAATTTATACGGGTGTAGAGAATGTCTACTTCGATAGTTTGAAAGTCGCCATGGTGCCCTGGATGAACTCAGGAAACATGGAAGAGTCCCTGAACTTTCTCCGCACGACAGACGCACCGGTTATCTTTGGTCACTTGGAAATCAGAGGATTTGAGATGGATCAGGGGAATGTGTGTTTCGATGGAATGCACAAGGAAATATTCAATCGCTTTGATATGGTTCTCTCAGGACACTTCCACCACAAGAGCGATAATGGATTGATCTACTATCTCGGCAATCAAGTGGAAATCACTTGGGTGGATTACAATGATCCTCGCGGCTTCCATGTGTTCGACACGGAGACCCGTGAATTGACATTTGTGCTGAATCCATTCCGATTGTTCCACAAGTTCGTCTATGACGACTCAACCCAGAACTTTGAATTCTGGAAGCATCACGACTTCAGTAAGTACAGTAAGAGTTTCGTTAAAGTTGTTGTGTTACGCAAGCAGAACCCCTACCTGTTCGATACCGTCATGGACTTTCTCTATAAAGCAAGTCCGATTGACGTAACTGTGGTGGAGGACTATACAGAAGCAGCCCTAGATACAACACAGGGGGTCGTAGATCAAGCCGAGGACACTATCACGATCATTCGCAAGTGTGTCGATGGAATGGTGATGCCGGGGTCCGTGAAACCCGAATGTCTGAAGAATATCCTACAGCAACTCTATGTGGAAGCTGTAAATGATAAGGTTGATGCTCAATGACAAAAGAACAAAGAGCGTCTTATATGAGAAGGTGGAGAAAAGAAAATAAAGTTGCATTGAGACGCTACTATCTTCGTTATAGAAAAAACTTTCCTGGAAAATTAGCAGACTCATTAAGGACCTCCTCACAAAAAAGAAAAAAAGAGGCAATTGACCATTATGGAAAACTTTGTCAATGTTGTGGGGAGGATAGGTTAGTCTTTTTATGTTTGGACCACATAGCTGGTGGGGGTAACAGACATCGAAAAAAGATAGGTGCAGGTATAGTTCTATGGTTAAGAAGAAACAATTATCCAAAGGGGTTTCAAGTCCTCTGTCATAATTGCAATTTTGCTAAATCGCAGGGAGTTTGCCCTCATAAAATGGAGTCAACACAATAATGTTACATTTCAAGTCTTTGCGATGGCGGAATTTTCTAAGTACAGGGAATTACTGGACGGAAGTAAATCTCAACAAGACACAGAATACCCTCGTTGTTGGACAAAATGGATCAGGTAAGTCAACATTACTGGATGCTCTCTGTTTCAGTCTGTACAATACTCCTTTCAGGGACATTAACAAGGGAGCACTCGTCAATTCCATCAACACGAAGGATACGCTTGTTGAAGTGGAATTCCGTGCGGATAACCATGAATATAAAGTGGTCCGAGGGATCAAACCAGACGTGTTTGAAATCTACCGGGATGGGGTTCTCAAAGATCAAACGGCGTCTGTGGATTATCAGGGCGACCTTGAGCAAACAATTCTCAAGCTGAACTACAAAAGTTTTACACAGATCGTCATTCTTGGAACAGCGGGTTTCACTCCATTCATGCAACTCAAAGCGAGCGATAGGCGTGAAGTCATTGAGGACTTGCTCGATATTCAAATTTTTTCCCGCATGAACAAACTCCTTAAAACGTGGATGTCGGAAAATCTAAATGCTCGCTTGTTAAACAAAGCTGCAATCGTCGCGGAACTCGAAAAAATTTCTATGCAGGAACGTTACATCATAGAAGCACAGCAAGACGTGAATGCTCAGATCAGGTCTATCGAGCAAGAGAAGCTTCATAATAATCTCGAAGTCGCACGACTCAATGAGGAAATCGCTATCCATCGTTCGGATTCACAAGAACTTATTGTCCAAATCAAGGACAAAGCGAAAATAACCAATGCACTGAAAAAGCTGACACAGCTAGAGTCACAGATTGAAAATGCGATCACGAGGCATCATAAAACCGCGAACTTCTACGCAACAGAAACAAAGTGCCCAACGTGTGGTCAAGTCATTGATAAAATCTTTAAGCAGTCTCAGTATGAAGACCTCAACAACAAGATCGACGAATGCACAACAGGATTGGGGCAACTCAACGAGAAGGTCATGTCGGCTCAAACACAATTATCAGCATTCTTCAAAATCGAAGCGTTAATTTCAGATAATGAAAGACACATCGCAACAGCCGAAACGTCCATCCGAGAAATTGAGAAGTTCAATGCAAAATCTAATACGCGACTCCATGCACTCAGCACACATACGACGCCTCTTGTGAATCAGTCACGACTTGAGGAGTACAAACTTGAACTGACGAGGTTGGAGCAGGATAAAAAAGACTTGCTCGAAACAGCAGCGTATCATGAAGCTGCGGGTACTTTATTGAAGGATACGGGGATCAAAACGAAGATTATTCGTCAATATCTTCCTATCATCAATACGTTAGTGAATAAATACTTAGCGGGAATGGATTTTTTCGTCAACTTCAATTTGGATGAGACGTTTAAGGAAACGATCAAGTCTCGACATCGTGACGAATTCACGTATCACTCGTTCTCTGAAGGAGAAAAACAACGCATAGATATGGCACTCGTTCTCACATGGAGAGCCGTAGCGAAATTGAAGAATTCAGCGGCAACGAATCTATTGATTCTGGATGAGATTTTCGATTCCAGTCTAGACAATACCGGAACAGAAGAACTCATGAAAATCCTGCATAATTTGGAAGCAACAAACGTATTTGTCATTAGTCACCGCGGAGACCTATTGCAGGATAAGTTCCAAAACGTGGTCAGATTTAGCAGGCAACAAAACTTTTCACGGATCGGATAAGGGGTGCCATATGAACGATGAACTCAAGAACTTTGTCTACAATACAGAGGTTGCTCCGAAGATTGATGCTAAGAAACCGGAGCTATTCCCCTTGTACAACGACAAAAATCCTATGCTCGCGTTGAAGCATAAGGAATTCGATATCAAGAATTCACCTGTCAATATTATCGACTTCTGTAATCAACTCCTCTACACGATGAGTCATTATGGGGGTGTGGGTCTCGCGGCTCCTCAATGCGGATTTCCTTATCGCATTTTTGTGTTGATTGGGGGTATCGTCTGTATCAACCCAGTGATTATTGGATCGTCAAAGGAAACAAACTTCACAAAGGAAGGATGTTTGAGTTTCCCTGGTCTGTATTTGAACATCACTCGTCCTGAGTCTATCCATATCAAGTACACGAATGAATTCGGAAAGCGAATTGAAGCGAATTGGACCGGAGCGACTGCCCGTGCAGCACAACACGAATACGATCACCTTGAAGGACGTGTATTCACGAAGCTAGTCGGAAACTTAACGTTACAAATGGCGCAGAAGAAGCGCAAGAAGCTGTTCAAGAAGATTCAACAAGTTGTAGACCGGAAGGCACAACTATTGCGGATTTCGGGGAAGGATAAGACGTATGGACGAACAGATACTAACTCAT